TTAATCTGCATTGTGGCAGTATCTTTCTCCAATAAACTTAGAGAAACATAGTATTCTAAATTGGTAATACGACGATCCAATTTACCAATATCTGACATAGTGTAACGACGATTATCACGTTGTTTAATAGTAATGTCGCCAACTTTCTTTGTGTATGGTGGAATTGCAACAGTTGCAAGAACCATACCTTCTTTTGGATCTGATGGCTCTTGTGGATCTAAAGATGGAACACCTTTGATAACATTGAAGCGACCAACAGAATCAAGAGTAATCTTATCTTTACGTCCAAGGTAATATGCAACTGGAGCAGTTACATCAGAACCAATCTTAGGAATTTCTGGGAAGAAAGTATTAGTACCACCAAGAATTGGACGGAAGTCTAATACGTCTGATAAACAAATTTCTTTTTTCTTACCTGTTTGCTCATCAGAAACAGAATATGTAGGGATATCTGCATAATCAGATAAACCAGAATATGAGTCAACAGAGAAATAGTTTCCTGGAGATGCAGTAACAGAGAAATAATCATAAGTTACACGGATCGCTCCAGATGGAGTTTGATATCCAGGTTTGATGACTAGTTTAGAATTAGTGTAGTATGTATCACGCTGTCCGTCATCTAAAGTATATCGTTCAGTGATATCAATATAGTTACTTAAATTGAATGCAGAGTAATCTCCTGGAGTCATCCAGACACTCTTAATACGTAATACATCTGCTTTCTGCAATTCAACTACAGATCCACCAACATTTTTCTTAGTGACAATATCTTCATATGCATCAACGTTTAGTGACTTAGTCTTTTCTTGACCAGCAGCATTAACTTGAAGAACTGAAGCAATTAGATAGTAAGTTCTACTTGCTGTTACACCACTAAAAGTTACTTGTTTACGATTACTATTATTATCAAATGTTACAGTTGAAGCAGTAATAGCTACTGGTAAATTAGTTGTTGTATCAATTAATAAGAAATTGGTAATATCGTCATCAGATAGGAATGTCTCACCAGTAGTTGTGATTTCAAATGTAACTGATGTAGTAGCAGTAGCAACGTTAGCAAATTTTCTACGAACAGTGATTTGTGATGACTTTACAGTATCACCACCAAGGACGTCAACACCACGTAGTGTTTTAACTGTATTATATCCAACTGGGAATAATAAAGTGCTGCTAGTTGGCTCAACTAATTGGGCACGGAAAATTTGCAAAGCACCACCAGTAACTGATGCTGAAGCATTTGCAGTTAATGTAATGGCTACGTTTGTGAATGAGGAAACAACACCAACTCTAGTATTGTTTAGATGAATAACATCTCCAGCTTTAATTAAACCAGTTAGAATTGTTCCAGTAACAGAAACAGTTGTAGAACCAGTAGAAGATGTCGCAGAAGCACCATTAATCTGTTGTAAACTTGGAGAAATATCCGCAGTAAAATTACCAGAAGATAATTGTCCAGTGATTTGTTTAACATCGTTTTCAAATGAGTATCCAGAATACATCTGGACATCCATTAATCCTACTTTATAAACTGTGGCAGTGCCACCTGAGTAATCAGCTGAGTGTAACTGAATAGAACGTGCACGAGCAGTACCAATAATATCAGAACTTGATGGTGCATTTCCTGGAGTTCCATTTAATGCTTTAACCAGATAAACTTTTTCAAATGTTGAAATGTCTGGTGTTTTATACAAATTAGTAACATAAGTGTAGTTACCGATTGATAGACCAATAGGTTGATCATTTAGACGAGCAATATGATTACCTTCATCTCCATTGATAATACGTGCTTTGTCTAGTTCAACAAATTGTGTTGCAACAGACTCAACCTCATATCCTTGGATGTATGCTTTTCCTGGATCTACTACTAAAACAAATTTGTCTGGATCACCATATGTTACACCTTCAATTGGTGTATCTGGTTCTTCTTCATAAACACCAAAATTTGAACCAGTGTTCAAATGTTCACGAGTAGATAGTTTGAATTTGTTTACTTCATAGTTACCAGACTCGTCGTAAGTGCGACGAGCTAAAGTTTTTTCTAATTCTGCATAAGAAGCAGCTTCAATTTTTTGTTGAATTTTACCATCAACAATACGAACTAATTCAATAAATTTGATACTGTCTGTTGATAATAAATCTAATTTAACTAATGTTAAAGAGATTTTATAACGATGCGCACCTGGAGCAGCAAAGTTATATGATCCAGTTGCGTTATCTAAAATAGACTCATCGTCTTCTGGAGTGATAGTTTCTTCAGTGACTTTGAAACCAACACGAGCAGTTGGATTTGGTGAAAAACGACCAACATAAAGTTTTAGGTCTGGGTTACGAACAAAGATCCCATCTACATAATAGATACCTTGTTTAACTTCAACGGAGTAAGCATATCCTAAAACGTCTGAAGAAGCATTACCACTATAAATTGTACCTGTTTCTCCGATATCGCCAAGAGTACGAACAACAGCAGTGATATCACCTAATTGGGATTCTGCTAATCTAAAGTTAGTATCGATTTGGTTATCGGCTTCATATGATGTAACATTCTCGCCTGGAATTAAACGACTAGTCAAACCATCTGCTGCAGTACCTTCAATCTTGCAGTAAAGAGTAGGAGTAGTTGTATTGTCTACAATATAAGAAGTATCTGCACTAGTATCAAGAACACGAAGTTTCACTCCAGATGTTTCACCAGTGATAACTTTATTTTTGAATGTGTTAATATAAGTTGTTACGTCTGTAGTACCAGTAAACAACTCTAATTTCACAAAGTGTACCTGATTATCAACAGAAACAGAACCTGGAATAACTTGAGAACCATTTTTGAAAATATGGTCGCCAAAACGAGAAACTTGGTTCTGTAAAATAGTTTGAAGTTGGGTTAACTCACGTGCCTGAACTGCATAACTTGGACGGAAAAGGATGCGATAAAAATCTTTCTCGGCATCATAATCGTCAAAATATGGTTCAGTATTGAAATTTGTAGTCATTCTTCAGCTCTTTACGTAAAGTTGATTTTATAATTCTATTTATCTTAGAATCGAATAATAGTTCTAAGAGTAATTGTTTCGTCTTCAGAAGGAGTAAATCCTTGCTTGTTGTCAATATACATTAGTTGACCAGAATATTTATCAACGTCTGGTAAACCAACAGAAGTTACAGTGAATGTATTTGTCACCGCACTAGTTTTAATAAACACGTCATTAACTAGTGGGACATCGTTATCTAGAGATTGCACCAAAGCTGTATCTGCTGTAACTGCTACAACACGATATCTCTTATTTTGTTTTGTAGAACCAACGTATGTTATAATAGCAGTTCCATTTGGCTCTGATCCAGAAATATGTGTTGGTGCTACAGAAGAAGTAATACCTGAAGCAACGACTGTATAAATTCTGTCATCATACCAAATGAAGTCACCTAATGTTACAGATAATGTTGGCTCCCACTCATCCCCTAATGTTTTAACACGTTCAATATAACAATCTGTGTCTCGAGTGAAATTAACAACATCAATAGGTGCTTGGATAACATAACATGCAGATCCAATAGTGTTTTGGAAGTTTTCGTTTCCATCAAAAACACGTGGGTTTTTGATAATACCTGCTTGACGATAGTCGTTCGCTACTACAACACCTTGGTTTAAGTCGTTAGAAATATTTGAGTAGAACATTAAAGAGCGAGCATACAATTCTTCAGGAGAATTTTTACCATGCCCACCGAATGGAGAAATGATGGCTCTTAATAAAGCACCTTGACCATTACCAGTAACCCTTACATTTGCGTAAGTATAATTTTGTCCACGATTTGTAATATTAACTTTTGTGATAGCGTTTGTTAGTGGATCAATAGTTGCTGTAGCAGTAGCACCTTCTCCGTCACCCTCAATGGAAATGTTTGCAACACCATATGAGTAACCACCAGAAATAATTTGAATAG